TAGGGCAATCCTTTACGGGGGCAGGCTGCTCTCTTGTTAGTTTCTTTTTTAGGCTCCAGTCTCTAGGATTCTCCCAATGCCCTAGCAGTTTGATATTATTGCCAAAGTGTAGAATATTAAAGCTCTTTAGGTTTGCGGTAGTACGTGAGCCTCGTCCGCACATTTGCAGGAATAAAGGGAGTGAGGTTGTAGCTCTGTATAGTATTATAGTCTCAATGTCTGGTTGGTCAAACCCTGCGTTTAAAATACCGCAGTTACAGATAATTGCTTTCGGAGTTTCGTTGTACCATAGTAGGATAGCCTCTCGCTCATTCTTAGGGGTGTTTCCGTCAACATGTTTTGCCTCGTAGCCTCTTGCATTAAATTGAGCGCATACCACCTTAGAGCTGTTTACATTCGATGCAAATAGTAAGGTCTTTGTATTCTCTGTTAACCGTACCCAATTATCTACAACACCGATATATGTTTTGTTATCCTCGTAATAGCTTGCGGTATCAAAATCCGCTCCTGTGCGCTTTAGTCCTTTGGTATCTATTGGCACGCCGTAGCTATTTGCAGAGCAAAGGAAACCCATTTTAATTAATTCGGGTGTATCTATTCGTTGTACTATAGCGGTGTAAAACTCGTCTAGAGATACGGCAGCCTTTCCCTTGCGCTCTGGGGTAGCCGTCGCTCCTATTACGTAGGCGAGGGGGTTAATGTAGTCTAGTAGTTTGGTAAAGATATTAAGATGAGCCTCGTCGATTACTACTAAACTCTTTGAGGCTAGAAAACTTTTATAAGTCTCTTTGCGTCTGTCTATAGTTTCGACCATTCCAACATGGAGCTTTGCTTGTAGGTCTGGCTTTGATCCGCTCGTTATATATACGGGGGTTAGTCCGAATTTCTCGAATGAGCTACCCGCTTGTTTTAGTAGCTCGCTCCTATGAGTTAATACTAGGACGTTACCTCCACGCTTTAAATGCTCACTAATTAAATAGGTAAACATTATCGTTTTACCTGCTCCCGTCGGGGCGCAAAGTATAGTCCTGCGGTTTCTTTTAAAAGAGTTGCGCAAGGATTTGATAATCTCGTTTTGGTATGGTCTTAGTTTAATCATTGCAAAATATGCTTATTATTAATAACCCCTGTCGATAATCGTTTTAAATTGTTTGCGTCGGTTGTCTTGCCACGCAATGAGTCCGCTAAGTCTTGAGATTTCTTTTTTAGCCTCTGCAATTCTTTGCTCCCCGTTTGAGCTTTCTCGTATTGCTTTATAACCTTTATCAATTCTTTTTTGTATTGCGTCAAGCTCTGCACTAAGTCCGTCGTTTCGTTTTTCAGTTTCTCGTATTGCGTTGCGAGTTGTTTCGATTTCAATAGTCGGCTGTTGTAGCTTGTCGATAGCTCTTTCTGACGCTGTAAACTCTGCGATAATATCTCTGGTATCATTCATTGAGTGTATAGGTTATATTACAACGGCAGTAATTAGGCTCTATAGATTGCAGCTTTTGAATATACAAAGCGGCGTCCATTAACTCCTCTTTTAAGTGTTGCAGAAAATCGTCTTTGTTGTTATCCTCCAGAGTAGTATTATATTTTTTTATCCCTGCCTCCGATCGTGCGTCAAACTCTGCCTTTAAATCCTCTAGTATTTTGTCTTTCATTTGCGGTTTCTTTGTGAATTTTTTTATTTTCTGTTCGTTTTCGTATCTAAATCTTTCGGTTAAACTCATTTTACTCATAGCTTTTATATTAAAACATTGTTAATTGTTGTTGATGTATTTTAAGACGTTTTATAGCTGCATCGTAATACTCTGTATCTATTTCGCAAGCGGTTAAATCAAAGCCGTTTTTATAACAGGCAATAGCAATACTTCCACTTCCTAAATGTGTATCTAGTATTTTATCTCCTTTATTAGCATATTTTTTTAAACACCATTCATAAAGCTTTATTGGTTTTTGTGTTATGTGTTGTTTTTTCCCGTCATAATCTGGCAAAGTAGATAGTCTTTTAAAAATTCTAATATTTTTATCAATACTGCACCAAGCTAACTCCGCCTCTGAAAAACTTAAATTTGGGTTTAACTTATCCCATATTAACCAATTATTATTTAACGGCAAATCAAAATAATTACCTCCAAATATAATTTGATTTTTACTTACTCTAAATAGTTCTTCAAAATATTCTTTAGTAGGGATTGCACTATCCCAGTTTTTACCTTTTTTAAATTCGTGCTTGCCGCTTCCCATTGTCATTTTACCTGCATTTATCCCATAAGGCGGATCGACTATTGCCAACTCGAAATGATTATCTGGATAGCGAGCCATTAACTCCATGTTGTCCTCGTTTGTTATTTTCATATCTATAAAAAATAAAGGGGAGCGCTAACTCCCCAAATTATTAAAACGGCAAATCGTCTGCCTCGTCTTGAGCTACCTCTGGAGATGTCTCCTCTGCCTCTGCCTTGAATATTTTCCAAGACTGCAAGCTAGTATAGTATTTGCCTTTGTACTCGTTTGTTTGTACGTTAAAGCTAACGTCTACCTCTTGCCCGACTTTATTGTATTTTAAAAACTGCTCTACTTTCTCGTCTCCGAATACATCAAAGCAATAGAGGTTATTATAGTCCTCTGTAGTCTCTAGGATAAACGAGAGCTTTTGCCAATCTTTACCTGCTGCGGACGTTCCTTTTTGTGTATCTAACACCTTTGTAATTTTACCTGTTACTTTCATAGTTATTATATTTGATTATCGATTTTCTCTATTAGATGGCGTAAGTCTGACCTCTCAAACTCGCCTAATTTTATCTTGTTAATTGTTAAATAGTAGTGGTCTTTTTTGCTGTCTGTTATTTCTATATCCATTGTTTTGGCTTAAAGTTAATATTTATTTTTATGTATTGCAAATTTTAATCCTTGTATTTATCTAGATTCATTTTAACGAGTATCGGAGTCTCTCCGCCGTTTAGTACTACAGCGCAACCGATAGCGTTCTTTTTACCGCCTGCGGCATACGCAAAAGCATATTGCGAGTCGTCTATTCCACACCCTACAGCCATAGCAAATATAGCTCTAGTCTTTCCAAACATATAATCTATATAGAAATCTGTATGAAAATGCCCTGTAACTGTGGAGACCATATCCCTACGCGCTGCCGTTCTAGCTTTAGAGCTTTTATGCCCATGCACATACCTAACGCCGTCGATATATGTATCCGTAACCCATTGCCAATTAGGCGTTTTTAAAACGTCGTTAAACTCTTTTATCCAAATTTTAGGAACGCCACTATCAAAAGCTTTGCGCATTATTATAGCGTCGTGATTACCTATGCAAACCTCTGCGTCTGGAAAGGCATTATACCAGTCTTTTACCTGCTCTATTACCATCTCTAACTCTGCGCCCCCTCCTAGTCCGTCGGGATCGGTAGCGTGAAAACTTGAGTAATGGGCGTCTATTATATCGCCAATAAAAACGACTCTATTACATTGATACTCTTTGTATGTATCCTTGCAAAATTGTAGGTAGTCTTTACGTTCAAAGGGCAAATGTATATCTCCTATTACTAGGACTCTAGACTTGTCGGCTTTTGCTCTCATTTCTAGTAAAGCGGTCTCCTCTTTTTGTGTTAATCTGTAGCGGTTGGTTTGGTTTTTCATAGCTTATCGATTTGGGTTAATACTTCTTGATAATATTCTATAGTTTGATTGTTAGACGGCTTTAGTATCTCGCTCTCTAGTATCAAAGTGATATGTACTTTAGCGCATTGTTTCGCCTCTTTGCTTGTCGTAGTCTCTACATAAAAAGCCTTTGCTAATTGGTACGCTTTCTCCTTTGGCGTCTGCATAAATAACCATTCTTTTTTTATCATTTCTCCTTGTTAAATTTTGTTATATATCTCTGCGTCGTCCTAATTGATTTGCCTAGCATATCCGCAATATCTTTTTGTGAGGCGTCGGGGTTTTTTGTATAGATACTTTTGAAATTGGTATAGGCATCTTTTTTATTGTCAAAGCTAGATTTTATTTTGGTACGCTCTGCGCTCTCTATTTTTATCTTATTAGCCATATCTATGAAATAATGCGCTAACTTCTCAGCTTTTAAAACGCTAGATTTCTCTACCTCGTCCTTATGTATATCTGTATTTTTTTGAGCCTCTAGGGTATTAATCAATAATGCAAATCTAGCGACGTAGGCTTTCATTTTAGGGAGCATTGATTTGTTTGCCTCTGCTATATCCTCAGACTTTTGCATGGCTGTAATTTCTTTGTGGATTCGCTTGTATTCTATTTTAGCCTCTGGAGTAAACTCTGCGGTTACTGCCTCTACTACGTTCCCCTCTCCTAGTCTTAGGTTTCTTTTAGTAGACTCGTAGAATTTAATAATAAAGGTATCGTACCACTCGAGCAAATCCTGCGTAATCTCCTCGTCTACGAAATCCTCGACCTCTAACTCTGGGTAAGAAAACAGCATACGATCAATAAACCCGTTGCTTTTGTTCTCCTCTGTTTGAAATCCGTCTAATATGCTCGGCTGTATTCCGCCCATGATAGGTAAAAAAGCGCGCTCTACAAAACTACTCTTTGCGGTCTTTCTGTTTAGGTTTATCTCGCCGCCACTCCAAGACGAAAGCCAATGCTCCATATCTCCGCCCTCGCGGTACTTATTCATATCTTTAAAGAAACCTGCAAGCTCGTCTTTTAGTACCCCTATACCGTTTGTATTTTCGTTGTGTAATTCTACGAGCGCCTCAAGGGTTACGTCGTTAACTAAAAATTGCGTTTTCTTTGGCTTATATACTGGCTCTGTTAAAGCCTTTTCTTTAGCGTCCATATTGTTAAACTCGTCAAACTTTGCCTCTGCAACTATATACTTTTTAATCTCTGCGCTGTTTGCTCTGTCTAAAGGGAATGTAATACCTTTAATAGACGGCGTCTTTCCTACCCCTGCCTTTCCTACTAAAGAAAGCCAAATACTAGGGGTTTCGTTCCAACCGTTTTTTATTTTTATCTGTTGTGAGTTACCTACTATTATAGAGGTTAAAAATAACAAGCTACACCCCATATAATCAATAGATTGCTTGAGCGTTCTATGCCTCTCTAATATATAATGCTGTAATTCTAAAGGGAATATATCCAAAGGAAACTCAGTATTAACGCAAACCTCTTTATCCTCTAGGGTTACGTCTAAAGGCGAATCTATAGCTATACGTTCTCCAAACCCTTGCTTGTATAAATCTGTAGCCGCAGCGCTCCCGTCGTCGTTGTGGATATAATGAGCGTAAACCATAAACGGGTTATATCCTTTCTCTGCCTCGAAAGACGTTCCAGAGGTAAAGAGATACATTAATCCGTTGTCCTTATAGATATATCCACTATGAGCGGAATCTGCGCCTTTGCGTCTTATTATATATTTGTCTTTTAGGTTTCTTACTACGTCAAAGTCTGCGCCTATTAAATCGAGTATACTCGTTTTATTGTTGTAATCTTCCCAAGCGCTCAAGCCTGTAGATATTACCTTGTCTTTTTTAGGTTTCTCGATTACCTCTATAGCCTCCTCTTTGTGGTCGTATGTTTTAGATATAGAAAATAATACCTCGCGATCATCCTCGCTAATATAGTCGATGTCTGTATACTCTTTACCATTTAGTATATCGGAGTAAGCTACTATATATCCCCCGTTACCTCTGGTCTCTAGTATTTGCTGTTTATGTCCTTTAAGTTTAGCTACTTTAAGATTACCCTCTACTCTTTTAGACTTATAGAGTATGTGAAAGCCGTCGTTTATCGTTTTAGCTATTACAAATTTATCTTTAAAATTAAAAATGTTATCCTCTAAAAAGCTAATATACTCTACCCACCACTCGGATTTTTCTTTTGCTGTAGAGAATACTTTTAAATCTACGTCCAGACATTCCAAATCGTTAAATCCTGTAACAATACCGACGGCTTTAGCTTTAGGTTTTAAATAGTTTACTCTAAAACTCTCTATATCTGTAGCTGTTTGTTGTGCTTGTTTCCAACTTCCTACGGGTACTTTGTCTGCCGTTGCAGTAATAAGAGAAAATCCCCTCTCGATTAAGTTATTACATTTTTGTATATCTAGTTTTATCATTTGCTGCTATAAAAAAACTCCTATTTAAAAAGCCAATGTAGGAGGAGCTTTAAAAATAAGAGTTTTATAATGTGTTAGCTAACCTCCTACGATTCGCTATAAAGATATTTGAGTTTCTCTCCTACAAATATAAAGTCTTTGTTTTAAATCAAAGCGTATTTTTATTAACAATACAAACACGACAAAACACGACAAACACGACAAAATAAAAACGCGATGTCGTGTCCTCCGCCCAGTGTGGTATTGACTTTGTTGCCAAAACACGACAAAATAGTGTCGTGTCGTCTTTTTTAAAAATTGTAAGCCTTTATTTTTTCAGTTTCAAAATACTAAACACGACACGCCAAATGTCGTCTTTCTGTGTAATCCTTTGCTATCACTAGGCTAAGGCACACGACACGCCAAAAATTTATGTCGTGTTTGTCGCCTCAAAACATAAAAAAAGCCTATAAATCAAATTACAGGCTTTTTAAAAGTAATATTTTACATTGTTAGTAAGTCTCGTAAACTTTATCTAGAGACGCGGTAATCATTTTTAATATGTTAGCCGTACCGTTACAATTTGCGCACATACGTTTTGTATCGTATCTCAAGGCAAAAACCCACTCGTATGTATCAAATACTAGCTTGAACTCTTCGGCGCTCCATTTGTCGATCTCTCTAGTTTTTACAAACTTATCGTAAGCCTCAAACATTTCTTTTGTCATGCAGCGCTTTGGTCTTTGCGATGCGTTAAACGTTGGCGAGTTGTTTAAAAGCCTTTTGCGCTCATTACAGCCGCAATCCTCGCCCTCTGGAGTAAATGTCTCTACTAGTTTAGATATGCCCGTAGCTTTAAATACTTTCTCTAGGGTTGTACCTATTCCAACATCGTCGACGTTTTTGGTTTCTATAGTTTTATCGTAGGCAAGTTTCAAGTCTCTGTATTTTTTACTCCTTTTATCTCCCTTAAAATTCTTTAGGTCTTTTTTAGTTACTTTCATTTTTACGCTTTTTTAAGTATTTCAGATTACTATTTTTATACTCTTTGTAATCCTCTTTTAAAATCTTTTTTAACCCCTCGTGTATTTTTTTATGTACATAGCCATAATTAATATTAAAATCTTTGCCTATTTTTCTGACGCTTTTGTGGAAACTCTCTTGTATTAATTCCTGTTGCACCATTGGCAGGCTTTTAAATCTGTCTAGGTATATCTTTTGATCGTCGTTTGGCTCAAATACTTCTCTATTATCTGAAATAGAATAAAATCCCTCGATACTAACCTCTCGATTTTTCTTTTTAAGTATGTTAGTCCACATGTTTTTTATGGTAATTGCTACCATTGCCTCGTTAACTACCTTGTAATCTTTAAGTTTTAAGTACATTTGTTGTACTAAGTCTTGAGCGAGGTCGTAATCTCCGCATATCCTGTAGGCTAGATTTCGCCAGTCGTCATTCCTTTTTGCTAATTTTTCTAACATTATAATTTTAATCTGTTAGTATTATAATATATAAATTTTGTTACTAATATTTTGATTTTTTTATTAACATATTTTTTTACTCAAAAAAAAGTTGTAATATTGTAACTTAAAAGTGTATGATTAGTAGCGTGAATAATAACTAAAGATAATAGAAATGAAAGAATTACAAGAACTTAGAAACGAAGTATTAAGCCTTAGAAATATGGGCGAATTAACTAAACAAACAGAAAGTATATTACTGCACAAATTAAACGCTCTA